TTCTCCAACAGCAAGCATGGTTGCATGCGAATTTACGCTCGACCCACTTGAACCTGCTGGTGTCGTTTTCATTAATATTTTTCCTGCCGCACCTGAACCTGTGGAAGCCCCGCCTTGTATCGTAAGTGTTGTTCCAGCTTGATTTGTTCCAGAGGCATCTAAAACATCAATAAGAGTTGCTAATGTTGCGGCAACATCTGCACTCTGGTCTAGCTGAAATAAAGGAATGTTAGCGTCGTTATCTTCGTTGCGTATATATATAATATTAGCCGAACTATCATACCAAATCTGATTAGCGAACGTCGTGCTTGGGGCAGAAGTGCCAGAATTATTAGTTACGATTGCTTGCAGAACAGAGTTTATATCTGCCCTTGTTGCTGGAAATGCCTGGTTGTCTATCACATAATCGTGCTGTGCCATATTATCCTCAACTTACTAATGCGCCATATCCTTTGGCTTGAAAATCAAATGTCCTATCTACAACTGCGCTAGAACTATTTTTAAACACTATCGTAAACCCCGTAGCAGACTTATTTGTGATAGTATAAAAATCTCCACTATTCATATTCTGCGCTGTGATTGCTACGTTTTGCAATACACTAAACGCTGGTGAAAACGTAACATCAAGACCACTTGCGCTTGTTCCTGATGATATATCATTTCCATGAGTTAGTCTATCGGGCATATCAATGGTGACCTGTAACGTGTCTATCCGTGGCGTTGCTGATGTGTCTTTGGAGTTTAGAACGGCTCTAAACTTTGCGGCTCTAAAACTATATTCTCCCACCACAAAATCCCTAAAGTCAGTGTAAGTTGGAGAACCAGCAGGGTCACCATCAGTTGTGCTTATTTGTAGTTTGGCGTTTGTGTCTCCAAACTCAGAGGCATCACCATCAAAGAAACCTTCACGGCTATCAAAGTCACCATCTGCGTCATCGAATAGCCCAACATAGTCAATTCGGTTTACTACAAAATTAGACGTTACACGGCATGTGAATTTGCTACCTAAATCTATACTTGCGTCGCCATCAACGCCGACAAAATTATAGAAGCCTTCGTTATCAACAGTAGAAGATCCGCCATCAAATAGCCCCTCTGCATCATCAAAGTTGCCTGATACGCTATCAAAAAGACTTGTAGTGGTGAGTATCAATTTATCATCAACGACAACTGTATCAGTCTTCGTGCCAGAAAAGGCTGGGCTTTCTGTAATAGTTTGAATAACATTACCAGCCTCGATGCTATCAATCGTAACAATAGATGATGCTGCGTTCCTGCTTTCTCTCCCGCCCTTGTCAAAAGCTTTGATAAGATATGTGCCTGTCAAAGCTGGCACAACAGCCGTATTTGCTGGTCTTGATATTTTATCAGCTATCGTTCTTGATGTTATGAATGTTGCGCCACTCGTCGCTGGAGAATGTCTAACAACATAATGGCTCAAATCTAAGTCTGTGACTGGTGTCCAGCTAAGATGTGCCTCTTTGCCAATAATATTTACAGACAAGTTTGTTACGTTAGAAGGGATGTCAGTTTTACCGACTATCTTTCTGGTGGTGGTGGCAAATGCCGACCTGTTACCAAGACTAGATATTGTTCTGGCTCTAACATCATAGGTAACGCCATCTTCCACATCTATCATTTCAAAGCGTACTGTTTCATTAAATGTAGATATGCCCAGGCTCGTAAACTGACTATCAGATTGTTTTTTAGCCTGAACCTCAACCTCATCGGCTAAGAAGTCAGAAGTGCTAACGTCAACAAGCAAAACAGTAATTACTTCTTCATTAATTATACGAACCTCATCCGTAGCGGAAACGGCAGGTGTTAGTAAATCTGAAGGGCTACGTAGGTTAGTGTTATCAGCAACGAAAGCACTTTCTTCTGCGTTCCAATCATATACGCTTGATGCTAGTTCTCGCAGTGTCAAATCTACGCCAAGTTCTGCCTGACCTTGTAGATTTACACTGCTTGCAAAAGTCCAATCAACAACTTCAAATATTTTGCTGCTGAACCCATATCTGTCTAATGTAACCATAACTGTGTCGCCAATATTGTGCTTAAAAGCAGTAAGCTTACATGGCATTTTTATAACAAGCTGTTGCCTAGCCTTGAACAAAGCAATCTTGGCTATTCGTTGTGCCATTGAAGATGATTGTGTAAATGTTAAATCAAATTCTTTGAATACACGTTCTGAGCCATCCTCTGCTTCAAATGTTGAACTTGTAACAGCAGCATAATCTGTCGGCTGAAAATTACCAGTTTCATCTGGCAAAAACACACCTTTTACAGCATTGAAATTATCTCTTCGACTAGGCTTTGTTGATATAGAAATTGTGCCTCGCAAATCATCTTCAGTCAGTGTATCTGAAGGTGCTGAATATGCTCCCGCCTTAACGTAAAACTTGCCACCAGAATATGTAAGTGTTCCAGCCATAGCGGAAAGCATTTCCTCAATAATCTGCTTTGGCTGATTTTTTGTGTCAACAACACCGTGGCTTTCATATCTCTTTTCAGTGCCGCCAGCAGCTAGACTAACATTTTCATCACATACGTTTGCAGCAGCAATAAAAGATGCGTCATCAATCTCATCACTTGATGCGCCTACGCCGTAATCTGAGTTTGTAAGATAATCACGCAAAACCAGTGCAGAGTTTTTGCTGTAAGATGTTGTGCTATCACGTGGATCAAACAACTTCTTACCCTCTACAATAGCAGATATATTCGGTATGCCATTCGGAAACGCATCAGTGTCATATTCTAATCGTGCATATATAAAAGCTATACCATTTAGGGTTGATGTAGACGACCATGAAGGTGCGCCCAAAGATGATATATTAAGATGTTCTTGTGTAGCCGTGCCAAGCTTAGTTTTTATTATAGCTTTATTGACGAATTGGTCTGGTGCAGTAACAAAACCATTGCTGTCTAAAGTAAGCTCTTTATCATTTATAAATACTTTGGATATTGCATTTAGTTCATTGCCAGCGATAGCAATAATTAAATGTAAATATTGAGATTTTGTGCTAGTTTCAGTAAAGACAATAGCCCCAGAAACCTTTTGCCGACCATATACAATTTTATGAGAAGTAACTGGCTGTTTTACCATCTGACCTCTGCCAGTAAGAGAAGCCAATGGCGACAAAGCACCTTTTGGTGCTAATATCGCTGATAAGCCAGATAAGCCTAATGATACAAAAAATGCAGCACTACTGAAAACTACCCCTGTAGCTATTCCAACAGCAAAACCGCTTGCTATAGAGCCTATTATTATTGTCTCTACAACACCCATCTAAATACTCCAAGCGGCTTTAGCTTCAGAATTATCTAAAAACACTAAACCATCCTCTCCTACACCAGCAATTTTATTGCCAACACAAACCCCTATTGCTAACCCTTCATGGCTATCTATTGCAGCCCAATCTCCTCTTTGCATAAAATTTACATCTATTTCTATACACCTGCTATCTATACAGTTTAACATACCTCTATAGCCATTCTTTATAAATGCTCTATTAGCACCAAAAAGATTATGGTATTTAGCTTGATACAATTCAGGAAATCTAGTTACACCACTAATTGCTTCTTCACACTTGACAGCAAATATAAAACAATCATGCTCACCACGTTTAAAGGGAGTATGTCTTACTTCCTCAATATAGTTAGCTAAAGCTTTTTCCCAATCAGGTAATCGCATCACGGAATATCGTAAGTATCTTCTTCCACAAGTATTCTTGTGTCGCTAATGCTAGTTTTACCAGTTCCCCAGGCTATTTCTTTTTCTTGTAAAGATGCCACAAAATCCAAACCAGTATCAGTCGGGTGTCTAAGTTTTTGATCGTCAGAAGTATATCGTCTTAGTCTTGCTCTTTCCAAATCTATCAAACGACTTTCAGCAGTCAGTGTTATATTCGCAGTCTCACCAGTATCATCTATATTAAGAACATCCATCCTGCCATCAAATGCTAGATATGGGTTTGAGACAACTGAGCCAGAAGATAAGAACCCTAGAAATATTTTTGCGCTACGTGTTTGATAGTTTTCTGTAAGGGCGTATGTTATCAAGCTTGCATCTATACCATTCAATGATACGCTTGCCCCTCTTGCTGCAACCTCTACAGTTTCTTGCACAGGCGATATAGAAAGTAACTCACCTCCACCTGTATAAGTTTCACTTGCAACTGTTATTTGCCCATAACCTGTCCATAGACGTAAAGCACCGCTATCAAAGTTTAGCTTAACAGCAAAGAATGGCTCTATTGTTGATGCAGATAATTCATTCTGAAATGCAGTCGTAAAATCCCTTGACATTACAAACTCTCCGTAGCCCCAAAGGTTATCCCATAAAGTGAAAGCCTATTGATGTTCCAAGACGTTTCATTGCTTGATAATCTAAAGACACCTTTTGCATTTGATACAACAACTGTTGCGCCATCGGAAGGTGATGAACGTAAGTTAGGCCAGATTTGCAAAGTTGCTTCACCACTACTGTTACTATCTGCATCAGTCAAAACTTTATAGAATTGTGCAGTTGCAGCCGAACCTAGCTGAATATAATCACCTGCTTTAAGATAACCTGTTGCACTTGCTGGCAAACCATCAATAGCTAATGTGCCACCTGTCTGACTAGCACCATTAACAACAGGTGTTCCAGCAGCAGAACTAGCTGAACCTCTTGGTGTTCCTGCTAATGGATCGCCAAGTAGGAAAGTGCCTTTTTGACCATACAGCTTCATAAGAAAACTTACCCACTGCTCTGCATCCTCCCTTGCCATTGCTGGCAATGTAACATCAGCCTCCCATCTTTGACCAGAAAACTGATACACTTGCTGCTTAAATGTAAATGGTGAAGTAGAAACGCCCACGACATTTCTAGCAACAAGAGTAATTTCAGCGATAGTCTTGTTAGTGGGGGTGGAAAGTGGATAAGTGATAGACATAATAATTATCCAAATGCTTTAGAAAATGTACCGCCACGCATCCTAGCATCAGCAACAGCAGTTTTAGTTGCTTCAGCGATTTGTGGCATAAGTGATGCAATCTCAGTTCTTACAGTCTGCTGAACACCAGTGGCGACATTTATAGTTTGGTTGATAGTTACGCCTCCACCTTGCATGTTTTTATTAGCAATAATAGAACCAGACTGATTTGGTACAAA